ATTGAAGCTTTTCGTCAAGGCCCAGGTATTTATAATTTTACCAGTGATTTTTTAAGTCCTCCTCCTGGACCGAATCTTGGTGAGCAATTAGCCATGCAAACCGCATCTACTTTAAGTGGACCTGGGTTTGCTAGATACACTATGAAACCAGTTCCTCCAACAGCAAGTGAAATATTATTAAATGAAGGACTAAACATGACTGGTGGTTCACAAAAAATTACCAGTGAAGAGATAGATAAAAATTTAGAAATATCAAATGAGGATGAAGTAAACGAAAACGCAAGTTTTTTTAATAAAGATTTAGAGGGAGATTCGATTACTAATCCAGTTACAGAAAGTTTTGTGCAGAAAGAAGAAAATGAGATTAGAGAAAAAGCATTAAATAAAGCAAAACAAGAAGATATCCCATTAGGAACTCCTGAAGCTCCTTACGTTCATGAAAGATTTATTACTCATTTTGCAGAAGAAATGGAAAAAACAAATAAAAACATGGCGTATTTAGAAAATCCAGATAGACCAGTTGTATCTCCATTAAGAATTAAATTAAATAAACTTAAATTAAAATATGGTGATAAAAAACCAGTAAAATTATATGAAGTTTATAAAGAATTAAGGTCTCAAGAAAACAGAAGAGATGGTTCGGTAGGTTTTATAGGTAGAGAAGAATTTGTGGAAGAAGAAGTTGAAGATATTAGATATAAACCAAAAGAAGGAAAAGGTAGAGAGTTTGGGGAGGCAGTAAAAGCCGCTCCCAAAACAGAAGAAGGCAGACCAGATTATACAAAAATATCAAATATAGATGATATTGGTATTAAAATTAATGTTCCTAAAAAAGTAAAAAGAAAAAGAGAACAATTTGATGCAAGAAATACAGAAAATAAAAAAGTTCACAATAGAGGAGGAGAACTGTTTACTTCTGGATTAGAAGAATATCTTGTAAGAAATTACAATGAAGAAATGACCATGGAACAAATTATCCATGAGTTTGATAAAATGAGACCAGAAGTAGCTTTTGAAGTAAGAAGTAGGTTAAATTTTGACAAAGCAACAAGGGGTGAGTCAACACCTTTTTTAACAGGTGCTCCATCCGCAGGAGACATGTTACAAGGAAATGCACCAGATCAAACATTACAAGACATACAAAGAGTGGGTCTAGTTTTTGGACTGCCTACAGGAGAGCCTACTCTAATAGAACAAACAAATGCGAATGGAGATACAACAGGATTTACTCGTAATCCTAATCTATCCAATGTTAGTTGGATAGATTTTGAAGTAGATAGCATTTCTGTTGTTGCTTACAATCCTACTCAAGAAAAGCTAGAATCAGGATCGTTAACTGGAAGTCCAATAATATCAAGTTTAAAACAACACGAAGAGGCAAGAAAAGATAAAACAAGAGGAGCTACTGGGCATGATTATTATGACAAAGGTCATACTTATGCTAGAGCAATGATTGTAAGGGGAATGGATGGAAACTTACATGCTATAGCAGAAGAAGTTCAATCTGATTTAACGAGAAACTATGAAGCTCTTTTAGATTTTGCAAAACCACAATATGATCTTGCTTTAAAATATGGTGGCTTACCAGCATTGTTTACTGAAAAAATAGACAAAACTTTAGGCGGTGAACAACCAAACCCAGGCTTAATTGATGCAAAATATAATAGTACTCTTGAAATGCTACAAGGAAGTCCTACAGGTCAACAAATAGAGGATTTTAATTTTTTAACGCCCTCAGAAAGACAAAAAATTCATGTTTTAGATCAAATTGATCAAAGTATGCCAAATGACAAAGCACTTTCTAAATTTGCAGAAGACTTAGAAAGAAGAAAAAAATTGTATGATGATGCCTCAAAAGAAGTAGAAGACATGGAGGCGTTGTTAAAAGCTATAGACGAAGAAGTAAAACAAATAAAAGAAAGAAAAGTGGCTCCACAAGAGGGGTCGAAATTTGTAAAAGAAAATTTAGATGATCTTCTTAACATCCGTAAACCTTTATTAGATGGATTATTAAAATTATACAAACCAAAAACTATAACAAATATATTTAGCAGAGAAAACCAACAATTAATGAACTCTATAGCTCGACAACCAGGCAATCAGGAGAAAGATATTTTTACAAATGAGTTATATGAGCTATTTTTAAAATTTATAGAAGATAGAAAAATTCAAAGTGACATAAAAAAGAAACCTCCTCGGTTTGCTGAGGATCGATATTCATCTACTGGTCATGTTAATATGGGAGCGATAAATTTAATCGAAGCAAAAACAGGAAAATTAAGAGACAAAGGTTTTTTTGATCCAAGGTATTATGAGTTATTTAATACGATAGTGAATCACATGCCGGGTAAAACTTCATTTGGTCCTCTTAAAAACTACACTTTAATGAAAAATAATTCTTTTCCAACAGAAGAATATGCTGAGGGCATATATACAACAGATATTGGATACGGGCCTGAAGACTCTTTTAGAGAAAGTTCCATAGAACGCAGTGTAAATGACAAAATAGTTTATGAAACAATGGTAAATAAAGCTGTTAACGAAATTATTAACGAACAAGCTTTAAGAACTTTACAGCATAGACTAGCTTCGTTTCTCGCTGAAAAATACAAAAACAATCTAAAAGACATAGATTTTCATCAAATATTAAAAAACAACATGAAATTAGATCCTAATGATTCGTCAAAAACTTTATATGCAGAAAGTGATTTGTATGAACTGAAAACAAAAATAGGAGACCTGGTTAACATGTCGGATGCTGTGAACGATGTATTAAATCTTGTACCAGAATCTATAAAAATAGATGCTGAAAAATTTCTTTCAAGAGCCATAGATGCTGTAGAAACTGATATTGGTTTTGTGCCAGAAGACGGAGGATATGCAGAATTTATTAATAGCTATTTTAAGGACTCAACTCCTGAACAAAGAGTATTAATTATAAAAGAAATTAACAAAAATCCTAAAAAATATGGATTCACTAAAAAATTAGATGAAAATACTGATAGTGTGTCACCACATCTTATAAATGACAAAAAATTAAAAAAACAAATCCTTATGGACTCTGTTTTAAAAAATGAAACGTATGAGAGTGGTATTGGATTAAATCTTTTTCGGGATACTCAAGAAGAAGTTGCAGAAAAACTTTTAAACCTACCTAAGTTACCAACATCTCATCCAAACAATTTTTATTACTTAAATAATGGTGGGTACATGAAATATCCTATGCAAACTAATTTTGCTGCTTTATTTTTGTCGCCTGCTTATCAAGATTTTTTAAACTTAGAGGAAGGACAAAGGTTAAAAAAACATGAACAAGAAGAAAGAAAAGCAAGTCGAAGATTATTTAAAGCACAAGATTATATAGATGAAGTGGGTGATGAGCCTCCTACTGCGAGTGAAGAGATATCCAGAAGAGTAAGATTATTAGAAGAAGAAATTGATAAACAAGCTGACTCGTTTAATTACAAACCAGATGAACTTAAAAAAACATTAAGAAGAGCAGAAAATCATGTAATGGATGCGGGTAAGGGTTATAGAAGAACACCACACAACGCATCTATGGCACAAAATGCTAGAGGTATGTATAAAGCATTACTCAATAAATTAACGGATCCACGATTTGAAGAACTTTACGGTGAACCAATTCATAGTGTTGTAATCCCTGACAGACTTAGTTCTTGGAAACAAAGAGCAGAAGGTGATTCTACTTTTCGTAGAGCTGGAATGAAAGAAACTTTTGGTAAAGGCACTTACGAGGCAATACCGAGGTCAGTTATGAAGTTGTTTGAAGACGCAGGTGCAAGGGTAGAAAAAAATAAACTATTTGAAATGATTTCAAGAGACAATACAAAAACAATAGCTCTTGAAAGACCTGCTCAAGCTATTTTTGATATAAGTCCAAATTCAAAAGGAAGGAAGTTGGCAGAGAGTAAGTTTACATTTAGAGCAAAAGGTGGTTATATAGACCTAAGAAGAAAGGCAAGTTGATGGCAGAAGATTCAAGACAAATAGCAGGAATGGTAGAAAAAGATTTAGGTGCAGGTGGCACTAATATGCTTACTCCAGAAGAAGACAGTTTACAAATTCAACTTCCAGGAATAGAAGATGAACTGCCAGAGGGCATTGAATTAGACGATGGTCAACAAATGGAAGTTATGGCAGAACCATACAACCACGATGCTAATTTAGCGGAAGTTTTAGATGAATCCGTGTTAGCTGAACTTGCCTCAGATTTACAAAGCAAAGTTCGTGAAGATTTAGATACGAGACAAGATTGGGAAGAAGCTATTTCTAAAGGACTTAATTTACTTGGCATTAATTATGAAGATAGAAGTGAACCGTTTTTAGGTGCAACAGGAGTAACTCATCCATTATTGAGTGAGGCAGTAACCCAGTTTCAATCTCAAGCTTATAAAGAAATGTTACCGAGTGGAGGTCCAATAAAAACAAATATATTAGGAGTGCCGACAAAAGAAACAGAGGATCAAGCACAAAGAATAAAAGACTTTATGAATTATCAGATTACTGAGGTTATGGAAGAATACGACCCAGACACTGACCAAATGTTATTTTATCTACCACTTACTGGTTCTACTTTTAAAAAAGTTTATTTTGATCCAACGAAACAAAGAGCCGTTTCTAAATTTGTACCCGCAGAGGATTTAATTGTTCCTTATTCTGCTTCTGACATAAGAACAGCAGAGAGGGTTACACACATGGTGCGAATGACGTATAATGATATTCGTAAACTACAAGTAGCAGGTGTATATAAAGATGTTGAATTATCTACTACAAACATTGGAGAAGATGAAGGAGCAATCCAAGAAACAACTGATGAACTTCAAGGATTACATCCAAATTACTCTGATGATGTCTATACCTTATTGGAAGTCCATGTGGATTTGGATTTGGAGGGCTTTGAAGATATGGATTCTGAAGGGCAGCCTTCAGGTGTTATGCTCCCTTATATTGTTACCGTTGATCAAAATTCAAGTAAAGTTCTTTCAGTGGTTAGAAACTATAGAGAGCAAGATCAACTAAGAAGAAAGAGGCAGTATTTTGTACATTTTAAATTTTTACCCGGATTTGGTTTTTATGGATTTGGCTTGTTACACACTATCGGTGGATTATCTCGGGCAGCTACATCAATACTAAGGCAGTTAATTGATGCGGGTACGTTATCAAATTTACCAGCTGGTTTTAAAGCTCGTGGTGTTCGTATTCGTAATGATGATGAGCCTCTTAATCCTGGCGAGTTTAGAGATATCGATGTACCGGGTGGAGATCTCAAAAATTCCATTATCCCATTACCATATAAAGAACCATCAGGAACATTAGCACAATTACTAGGAGTTGTTGTAGACTCTGGTAGACGATTTGCACAAGTGGCAGATGCAAAAGTAGCAGATGTCAACTCACAAGCACCAGTTGGTACGACTGTTGCGTTGATTGAGCAGGGATCAAAGATCATATCAAGTATTCATAAAAGATTACATTATGGTCAGAAGCAAGAATTTCGTATGTTAAGCGAGATTTTTGCTGAAAACCCTGTTCCTTATCCTTATTTTGTAGGCAATGTAGCACCAGAAGTTATGCAACAAGACTTTGATGGTCGAATTGACATACTGCCAGTTAGTGATCCAAACATTTTTTCTATGTCTCAAAGGTT